CTCAAGGAACTACTGGTACTCAGGGGACTCAAGGTACAATAGGAACTGGTACTCAAGGAACTACTGGTACTCAAGGAACTACTGGTACTCAAGGAACTACTGGAGCATCATCTCAGACATTAGATCAAACTCTTGCCCTTGGAAACACTTCTTCATTGGGAATGAGTGTTGGTGTTGTTACATCTTCAATTTCTATTCCTACACAATTAAGAACTCAATCAGTAGCAGAAAAAACAACAGTAATCAATGGTAATACAATCAGTCTTACATTTAATACTGGTGGAGGAAACGTTGCTATTTGTACTAATCCGACAGGAGATATTACTCTAAATGTAGTTGGTATTCCAACGGATAGTTCTTTTGATAATCATAGTATTTCATTTTCTACGATTATTCAACAAACAGGAACGGCTAGAACTTGTACTGCCGTAAATCTAAATGGAGTTTCTAGAACAATCCGTTGGTTTAGTGGGTCTCTTGCAAACGCTATTTCTGGAGTTACAACTACATCTGGATATGATATCTTCACATTCACTGGAATCAATACAGTTGGTTCAGCAAGTACCGCAGCAAACTATGTTGTGTTAGGGAGTGTGAATGGAGGATTTAATTAATGCCGTTTATTTCTAGAATTAGTACAGGATATCTAGGATATACGAAACAAAGAAAGGTACAATTAGCAACACCAGCAGTTGTACCAGTTTCTTCTGGAAGAGTTTTATATCTTGATGCTGGAGATCCTACTTCTTATTCTGGATCTGGGACAACGTGGAATGATATAAGTGGAAATGGAAATACAGGAACTCTTGTAAATGGTCCGACTTATAGTAGTAATAATGGTGGATATTTTACTCTTGATGGAGTTAATGATTATATCTTAGCAAATAATACAAGTTTAAACTCTAAATTTTCATCAACCGCCGTTTCACATTTTATTTGGGTATATCCAACTTCTGCAGGGCAGATTGTTGTTGAATTGGGACAGACAACTATTAACACTGGCTGGCATGATAGTAATATAGAAATTAGTTCGGGCGGGGTGTTTAGAATTTCAACATGGCATAATTCACTTGCAAATAAAGTAACTTCAGCTCAATCTTTTAATTCTTGGTATCACGTTGGATTTACTTACGGTGGAACAACATTAACTGCTTATATAAATGGATCTTCTGTTGGTACTACTACTTTTACTAGACAGGCACCTTACAATAATTCTCAGCAAACTCACTATGCTTTAGGTGCTACAGATTTTACTAATATGGGAACTCAAGGATATGCTGCTGGTAGGTATGCTAATTTTTCAGTGTACAATAAGGCACTTTCAGCATCTGAAGTGAAACAAAACTACGATGCTCTTAAGTCTAGATTTGGACTTTCATAAAAATAAATAAACATAGCAGTTAACTCTTCAGAAATTGGTGATGTATGACCTCTCATTGGGATTTATAATTCATGTCTGATAACGTATATCTTGGTAATCCTAATCTAAAAAAAGCAAATACTCAGATTCAATTTACTGAGGAACAAATTATTGAGTTCCTTAAATGTAAAGAGGATCCTGTATATTTTGCAAGAAATTATATCAAGATTGTTTCTCTTGATCATGGTCTTGTTCCTTTTGAAATGTATCCGTTTCAGGAAAAATTGATTGATAATTTCCATAAGAACAGATTTAATATTTGTAAGATGCCCCGTCAGACGGGTAAGTCAACCACTGTTGTTTCATATTTGTTACATTATGCAGTATTCAATGATAATGTTAATATAGCTATTCTTGCAAACAAAGCATCTACTGCGAGAGATTTACTTGGAAGATTACAACTTGCTTATGAAAATCTACCAAAGTGGATGCAGCAGGGTATTATATCCTGGAATAAAGGATCTCTGGAACTAGAAAATGGCTCCAAAATTTCATCTAACTCTACTTCATCATCTGCTGTCCGAGGCGGATCCTATAATGTCATCTTTCTTGACGAGTTCGCTTTCATCCCGAATCACATTGCTGATGACTTCTTTGCCTCTGTTTATCCTACTATTTCTTCTGGACAAAGCACAAAGGTCATCATAGTTTCAACACCACGCGGTATGAATCATTTCTACCGTATGTGGCATGATGCTGAACGTAATAAGAATGAGTATGTACCAACTGATGTTCATTGGTCTGAAGTTCCTGGAAGAGATGCTGTATGGAAAGAACAGACAATTGCCAACACATCCGAGCAGCAATTCAAAGTTGAGTTTGAGTGTGAATTTTTAGGATCCGTTAATACACTGATTAATCCAGCAAAACTTAGAAATCTTGTATATGAAGATCCAATAAAAAGAAATGCTGGTTTAGATGTTTATGAGCATCCAAAAGAAGATCATAATTACTTAATGACTGTAGACGTTGCTCGTGGTCTTGGAAATGACTACTCAGCGTTTGTAGTTTTTGATATTACAAATTTCCCATATAAGATTGTAGCAAAGTATCGAAATAATGAAATTAAACCGATGCTATTTCCTAGTATTATTCATGAAGTAGCAAGGGGATATAATGACTCTTGGTTATTAATCGAAGTTAATGATATTGGTGATCAGGTAGCAAATATTTTACATTTTGACTTAGAATATGATAATGTTCTTATGTGTGCGATGAGAGGACGTGCTGGTCAGATTGTAGGGTCAGGATTTAGTGGTAAGAAATCTCAACTTGGTGTGAGAATGACTTCTTCCGTTAAAAAACTAGGATGCTCTAATTTAAAAACTTTATTAGAGGATGATAAGTTATTAACAACTGATTATGATATTATATCGGAACTTACAACATTTGCACAACGTCATAATTCATTCGAAGCAGAAGAAGGTTGCAATGATGACTTAGCAATGTGTCTTGTAATTTTTTCTTGGTTGGTTGCTCAAGATTATTTTAAAGAAATGACGGACAATGATGTTCGTAAAAGAATCTATGAGGAACAAAAAAATCAAATTGAACAAGATATGTCTCCATTTGGATTTATTTCTGATGGTTTAGATGAAATGGAGTCATTCATTGAAGAAAAAACGGGAGATATGTGGATGTCTGCTGCGCCAAGATCAGAAAATCAACCGATGGAAGTTTGGAATTTAGATGAATATGGTGATCGTTCATATATGTGGGAATATCGATAAATGGATCTGGAAGAACAGTTTGAAGTAGAACATTTACTTTTTACTGAAAGAAAATGTAGAATTTGTGGAGTAAAAAAAAATTTAATAGATGGATTTTATAAGACAAGAAAAAATAATACTCTTCTTTCATCATATTCTTATGAATGTAAAGAATGTACTATAAAAAGAATTACAGAATCTAAAAAAACAAAAGTATATTCTACGGAATGGCAATATCCCGATTGGTAAACATTCATGCATCGTTTCCCCGATTAAAGAAGTCGTTTTAATAAATATTTCTAGATTAATTCTGGACTTGTAGGAGAATAAAGATGCCGCTAAATTTAGCATCTCCTGGAATTGTAGTAAAGGAAATTGACTTAACAATTGGAAGAGCTACTCCTTCATCGGATAAGATTGGTGCAATTGTCGCACCTTTCGCACAAGGACCTGTAGAAGTTCCATCTTTAGTAGAAAATGAAAATGATTTACTCAATCTTTTTGGACAACCTTATAATGTAGACAAGCACTATGAGCATTGGTTAACCGCATCATCATATCTTGCTTATGGTGGTTCTTTAAGAGTAGTTAGAGCAGATGATGCTAATCTAACAAACGGTGTTATTGGAACTGCTACTAGTGTAAAAATTAGAAGTTTAGAGCACTATGAGGCTCTTGGTTATAATGAATCAACTATTGCAAGTGTTACAATCGCTGCTAGAAACCCTGGTTCTTGGTCTAATGGAATCAATGTTGCAATTATTGATGCAAAAACAGATCAAATTCTTGGTATCAATACCACCGGTGCTGAGGTTGGGTATGGTATAACTCAATCTGTTTCTGGAAGAACAGATCCAGCTGGAATTACCACATCTTTAGATGGTTACCTAAAAGGAATTATTACTGGAATTGGTGCTAGTTCTCTTGAGATTAAAGTTTTATCTCATGTTTCTGATGCAGAAGTAGAAACAGTAAAAGATTACCAACCAGGTGGTACTTATGAATTTAAAACTGGAGATGTATATTTTGTAGATGATGAAGGATTTAATGTAGGATCATCAACATCAGTAACATCAAAAGTAGATTGGTTCGATCAACAAACTTTATGTCTTGTAGGAAGTGCTGCTACATGCACAAGTTCAATTAGTTGGAACAATATTGCTCCTAGACCATCTACAACTGCTTTTGCTGCTGCTAGAGGATCTAGATTTGATGAGGTACATGTTGTTGTAGTTGATTCCTTAGGTAAAGTCAGCGGTAATGCTGGTACCATTTTAGAAAAGCATCTTGGTTTATCTAAAGCAACTGATGCTGAATTTTCTGTAGGTTCTCCATCTTATTGGAGAAAGTATATTGCTAATGCTTCTCAATATATTTTTGCAGGTGGAGCTCCAGCAGGAATTGTAACAACTGGTTTTAGTTCAGGGTATGAGCAGGCAACTGATACTGGATGGGATCAAAACGCATCTAATATCATTTTTGCATGTAAAGGAGCACTAACAGATACTTTAGCAGGGGGTGCAAATTACAGTGGTATTTCAACAATAACTTCTGCTGGAGCACTTTCTGTATCTGTAGGTAATCTTTCGGCAGGTTATGATTTATTTGAAAATACTGATAATTATAAAGTTGACTTCCTATTAATGGGATCTGCTGGATATACAAAAGAAACTGCACAAATTCTTGCAAGCAAACTGATTTCAGTTGCAGAACTCAGAAAAGATGCAATTGCATTCATTTCACCATATAGAGGTGCTGCTTTAACCGATACTTCATCACAAACGGCAGTTACAATTAATTCTGCAGAAGATATTACAGATAATGTTCTATCTTTCTATGCATCAATTCCTTCATCATCTTATGCTGTTTTTGATAGTGGTTATAAGTACAT